CCATCTTCTTCTAATTCTGCTTTTAATCTGTTTAATTCTTCTTCCACATTAGTAGGTTCTTCGGTACCGGTTTCTTTTGCCGGGTCAACACCTTGCGTTTCTATTGATGTTAAACGGAATGCCTGTTTGGTATCTTCTAGTATTGCTAAAGTTTGTTGGTCTTGTTCATCTTTTGCCATACCAACTATCGCCTCATACATCCACTCTTTAGAAAACATTTTAGTTTGCTGCATTTGTTGAATCAATTGTACTTTTGCATTATATAATTCAACTTTTTCTTGTTCGTATATTTTTGATGGAATAGTAAGTTCTAATGAAAAATCTGTCAATCTATCATCATTAATTCCTTGTGCATATAAGTGAACTATTGCAATTTTTGTAAGTTCCGATACTAATACTCTTTGTATTCTTTCAATTGTTTTTGCAAATCTTACATCTTGTGCGGCAAGCGTTGCTTTACCATTTACATCTTCTTCATATCCTAAAAATGCTTTTGGTATTTGAAGTGATGCTAATAATTTATTTTTTAAGTAATTTATATCATCAATCATATTATATTCCAATCCCTTCAATGTATCAATTGAAGTTCCAGTATCACTACCACGAACAGGCATATAATAATCTTCAATAAGGTTTTGTATATTATATTTTAAATTGTATTCACCGGTTCTTTCATCAACAAACGGAACTTTTTTGGAGTTGTTGATAATTTTTTGCATATAGTTATCAACCTCATTTGGTGGTATATTACCAACATCAACTTTAAAAATTCTTTTTTCAGGAGCTCTCATTACTCTATGAATTAGCATTGCATCTTCCATAAGAGATAATTGCTTCCAAACCCTTCTACCACCTTCAATCATAGCTTTACCATAAGGAAGGAAATTTGCATCACCATTTAAACGGAAGTGGGCTATTTCATAGTTTTCGTATTCTTTCTTTGCTGTTTGTCCTACTGCATTATACGGATTCTGATATGGTGCATATACGAACTTCACTCTCTGTGGGTTTGTTGGGTCAAATCCTTCAATTCTACTCATTTCATATGTAGATAATGGTAGAACATTTACAATTCCCAAGTTTTCTGCCATCTCTAGTTGTAAATAGAAATCACCATACTTTACCAAATTCCTAGTCCACATCCAAAGATTGTGCTCTACATTTAGAATATCATAAAAAAGATTCTCAAGTATTTGTTTTATATTATCATCTTCATGATGGATTTTTAAAACATTTCCAAATTCATTCCTTGCAGTACATTCATCTGAATATGTGTTAAGTGCTGCGGAAATGATTGGGTCCATATCCATCGAATCGTAATCTCTAAAAAGGTCAATACGAACTTGTTGATATGCTAGTCCAGATTCTACTCCACCTGCATAATTTGAAACCTTTAATTTCATAAAACGATCAACTAGATTGGTGGTCATCGATTGATACTCATCGGTATCAACGACCTTTACACCCTCTGGGGTTTTACGAATTATGGTGTTTGTTGAAAATAGTTTTTGTAACCTACCAAATATTGATTTATCTGCCATTTATATAAAATTTTTTAAAATATACGAAAATTTTTTGGATTTACCAAATTACCACTTACGGCAGCTCCAATATCTTGCTTTCCATCTTGGACCAGGACTATCACAATTGTGTCTAGCTCTGAAAGATTTTCTTCTTTCTGGATTTGATTTTTTAATTCTCATATTTGGATCACCAAAGTTTACCTTAACGACATTACCACTATCATTCTTTACATAAACTTTAAATTTTTTAACATCACCTTGCATTGGTTTACCCAACTTAACTGTTCTTCCCTGATACTCTGCTTCCAACAAACATGGACACGTTGCTTCATTTAATTGCGTTGTATATTCTCTCATAAATGCAATAAAGTCCACATGGTCATCGTAATTATCAACATCATATTCTAATGGTTCTACTCTACCATAATTTATTTCACTATCCTTATCTCTTCTTTCAGGATGATCAGTTACATCGTGATTCATTTCTTTTTTTAGTTTCATATTATTTTCTTTAACTGGTACACAATTCGGAACCATTTTACCATTTTTTTCTTTCATTCCAACTTGCTGATATCCGTCCCAACATCCTTCATCTAATTGAACACTTTCTTTACAAGTTTTCCAACCACCACCTTTTCCTTTATAGTTTTTTGCTGCCCAACCATTTGCATATGCGGATGGATACACATCAAACTTACTTTTTGCTGCTGCTTTTGATGCTGACCATTTGCCTGTATCAGTCGGGCAATTCTTTTCTAAAAATAAATTTAACTTTTCTTCTATGTTCATAGTTTCATTTTTTGGTTTTGTTGAAACATATATTGGAGTTTTACCCTGTCCTTTACTATCACTACCACCTCGTCCTGCGTCGTTTTGTGCAGCTCTTTTTCTACGAGTTGCGGATTCTTTTTCTTTCTTACTCATTCCAGCAGCTTTGGCTGCAGGTACACATTTTGCATAACCACTTTTTTCTCCAGAAGTTCCACATGGTGGGTGTTTGCCATCGACCTTTTTACCGATGTTTACCCATTTTTCTTTAAACCACTTATCTAAATCTTCATTCATTGGGTTATTATCAATACCACATTTGTGACATATGTACTTATCCTTTCCACCATCTGATATATCCCAACTATGTCCACAGTCGCATATAACTTTGCTACCTTCAACTTTTTCGTTTAATATATCTTTTAGTTTTGTCATTCAACTTATAAATATAAGATTATCCCAATAACCAATGTAAATTCTCTATATCCCCCTTACCAATATCCATTTCATATGGATTTTGTTTTAAATTTGAATTTTGAGTATATACACCTTCGTATTTTTTTACCTGCGAAGACCCCAACATTGCTTTTGTTAAATCAATTCCCTCTTGTTTCAATCTTAATGCAGTGTTTCTTACCCATAAACCTATACATAACGCCATTGTAAGGTCATCATTATATCCTTTCATTGCTTCTGCTCTACCTCCACTCCAAATAAACGTAAATAATTCCTCTATAAGACGAGATGAACGAATTAGAATTTCTTTTTCGTTTATATATGTATCCAATGCGGATATAATAAGTGGTCTTGTTTTAGATGTGGTTGAGAATCCAGCAACCATTTGTCTTTCATCTCTATAATATTTGTTAGACATTTGCTTTTCAACATCTACATACTTTAAATCGTTACTCATATAAAATAGGTTTTGATATTGCCTATCTATTATTTGTTGAATAGTTGCCCAACCAACATTTGAGTTTTCCACTACTAATAGTGCATTATTGTATTCCGTTGCCAATGCTGTTAGGAAGTTTCCAAAATCTTTTGTTTCTATTTTTCCTCTATATTCACCAACTTGCGAACAATCCTCAATATCTATAATTTGTGCAGTAGAATAATCCGAACCATCACCACGAGCAACGTCGGCTACAACCATATACTGTCTATTGTAGTTCGGATGTTCCCATATCCAAAGGTTTCCATCGAATCCTCTCTTTTCTACAGGATCCATAACATATGTATCTTTATACCACATTAATAATTGTGGGTCTATAACGGTATCTCCCGATCCAACGAAGTCACAATCGCATTCTTGCGATGCACCTTTTATACCCAAAATACGGGTTTGTTCATCTCTCCATTGTTGATTCCTTTCTGGGTGAACAGTCCAATGTAATTTTATAGTATTAAACCCATTTGAACCATTTTCACCTTCTACCCACATTTTATGGAACCAGTTACCAACACCATTCGGTGTAGATAATACAACGGCAGAACCACCCGTTGATAGGGTTGATTGTGCGGATAACCAAATCTCATCAATATCTCTAATGAATGCCGCTTCATCCACAACCAATAGGGATAGGGCTTCAGAACGACCTGCATCGGGTGAAGATGCGATTGCTTTTACTTGAGAACCATTTTTTAATTTAAGGGAAAGTTTATTATCTTCAACCGAACTATTACCACCATCTCTCAACCAAACAGGAAGTAAATCATGCATTACCCTCACTTTTTCTACAAGGTTCTTTGCTACTGTCACTTTTGTTGCGATAACCAATGCATTGAAGTCTTGGTTAAATAACATTTTCCAAAGTATAAAACCGGCTGAAAGCGTTGATAGTCCAAGCTGTCTACTTTTAAGAATAATATTAAAACGATTATCTTTGAAGTCGGTTAAACATCCTTCCTGAAAAGGATAAAGGTGAAAGGGAATTTTTCCTCTCACCGGATGCTGAATTACACAATATTTTTTCATAAAGTAAATGGGGTCTTGTCCACATTTACGATATTCTTCAGCGATTATTTCTTTAAGTGTTTTCTTTGGTTGTCCTTGAACTCCCATTACTTTTTCAATTTAATCTTCCAATACATACCGGCATTGATATATGGTGATAAATCGTTTTGTAAATTCAAAACACCTATATTTGCTTTATATAATTTATCTGATTTTGTTTTGTATAGAACCCCTGTTCCAACTCCTCTAAAAATTTCTGCCTTATCAAAAGTACCTTCAAATCCAAAATATAATTGCCTTTTTGCAGGTTCTTTTAAATATATTGTTTCGGTAATTAATCTTTCTTTTACATTTGCTTTAAATGTTCTATGTGCTATTTTATTTTGACTTATAGTATCTTGTATAAAAACAAATCCTAAACTATCATCCAATTTTAATGTATCTTTGTACACATTTTTAGCAAAATAATTTTTTATAATTGAAAGTGTATCAATTGACATTGGAATTTGTACATAAATCGTTGTATCGTGGTAAATATCTTTTCCAGGTCTATCTATGAATATTTTTTTAATTATTTCTAATGTATCAATCTCATGTTTAATAACTTGATATGGTTTTCCCCCAACTCTAACAATTCGTGTTTTCTCATTTTTACCTGCACATCCATTGTATCTACTGAATACCAGTATTACCAACAATATTAGAATTATTATATTTCTTACATTTAGTAAAGATTTCATAATTATTTATTTTTTAATTAGTTCTGGTCGTTTTAGTTCTATAAATTTTTCTTCAAGTAATCTTTTTCTTTCTAATAAAAGTTCTATTGCTTCATATGAATTATCAATATCACTTTTCAAGTCTTTTCGTACTTGTTCAATATCCACTTGCCAATCCCAATTTTCAAGTCTACCATCTTCGGTTACGGTTTGAAAATTAGTTTTAAGTGATTTTAAACTATCTTCGCATTTTTGTTTAAAATCTCTTATAAATCCCAATTTATTTAATGTTATTTTATAATCTTCATAAAAATTAAAAACACCATCTGCTTTTAATTTTGTTTCAAATTTGGCCAAACAAGTTATACAATATCCAGTTTTAACTATTAACTTTTTATCGGCTTTACTATATTGCTTTGTTTCACAAGTTTCAGAATGACAAGTACTCATTTTTTGTAAAAACTGTCTAACATCATCCATTTGGCTTACTGATACTTTAAACCCATCCTTTTGTTCCCACTCTTTACCTTCGGAATCAGTCCATCTTTCACCTACTTCTCTTTTTGTAACATCTTCTGCTTTTTCATAACCAAAAACCCTTTGAGTATTATCTTCTCTTCCAAATACCGTATCTATGATTAATTTACGGGATTTATGCATTCCTTTTGATTTATCATCAAAACTTTTTCTTTTTGCCATACTAATTTTTTTTTGTAACTAATTGTTTCCTAATATATATCAAAATTATTCGTAAAAAATACCAAGCAATTGATTGAGGGGTGCGAATGTGCCAGTTAGTTTATATGTTTTTCCATTATAAAAAAACACCAAACCTTCCGATGCAACTATTCTATTTATTCCACCCAACGAATTTAATCTTGCAAGTTCACTTTTGAATTTTGCTATTTTTGATGTATCTGTTGATGTTTTTATTTGCGATGCAACTTGTTTCAACTTATCTTTCATCGCTCTTATTGCTTTATTTGGATGAACAGTCAAAACACTACTAACAAACTCTAAAACATCTGCACCCACTCCCAAAAATATCTCTTCAAATGGTCGCATGTTATCCTTCTGTTGCTTTGGAACATTGACCTTATCATTATCCATTGCCCACTTTTGTATTTCTGGATTTGATATCGTATTCAATCTGAATGATTTATCTCCGAATGCCCATCTTCTTACTAATGCTTCTTTTGTTAATTTATCAACTTTTGCAGGCGATTTTGTATCTATAAAATTTTCCCACCAATGTTGATGATATACCGCCATAGTATCACTATCACCACATCCAAATTGATTTTGTAATTTAGAAAGTTTAGATACATATTTTCCTTTCTTTGAACTTAAATTTTCATTTTTTGGAATTTCCGTTACAGGAGGACCTTGTATAGTATACTTTGATTGTACATCTGCGTTTACTTGCTTAATCATTCCTGCTAATGTTCTTGCTGCACTTTGATCAGCACCTACTGCTACCCCACTTTCATCATAGCAAGTTGTATTATGAAATATCAATAATGCTTGTCCGTATGGTATAACATTTACAGATTCTGGCCAAATTACCTCTATGTTCATAAAACACGTTCCTTCACCAAAAATCTTCTCTCTTTGCTTTTCGGATAATCCACTAATTGCAGCGGATAAATCTCTCATTGCAAAGTTATATGCATCAGTTAACCCACCTCTTCCTGCAAATTTTGATGCAACATCTTCAATACCCATTGCATTGGCACCTGCGTTTGCTAAATGTCCTTTGTTTCTAGCTGCAATCAATCTTCCATTTTTCCAGCTGATTGCCAATGCCTGTCCATCTGTTTTTTCTCTAACTACTCCCAAATCACCATCGAGTGCACGAGATATAATATCTTTAAGTTGCCCAAATGTTAAATCCATATCATCAAATGGATGACTCATATGTCCATATGCACCACCTTCTAATAATAATTCTTCCTTTATAAATTTGGTTGGAGTAAATTCTACTCTAGGTAGATTATCAATTGAATATGTAACTACCCTCTCATCACCATCTTCATCTCCAAATATTGCATCGGCTTTTGGGAAATCCGTTTGAGTATATCCGCCATTTGCATACCAATCTTCACCTTTATCTGAATTTAATTTTCTTTTTTTTCCCTTTGCTATAAATGAACCATCTGGAATATCTGCCGTATTTGCTATTGCCACATTACTAACTTCTTTGAGTGCGGTTTGAATATTCAAATCCTTTTCCATTTGAGTAATCTCATCATAATCCATTGCACGTAATTCTTTAGCCACAGCTTGAGGATTTGCCGGTATATTTACTCTACCGAAAAGATATGCGTTTATTCTTTTTCTAAAAGTGGAGTTTCTATACAATTTCATTATATTTGCAAGATGTAAATCACCTCTGCCCATCTCATCTACTTTACGAAATGTAGTTGCCTGTTTTCCATTGATTGTTGGCATTCCATGTGGGTCTTGTCCAATATTTTTAACTTGTACTTTTTTGTTTTTAAATTTACCCATTAAAACGGTATCACCCTTATCAATATCTACATTAATATCTTCATTATAAATTTGTTTATTAATTCTACCATATTCTCTCATTAAGATTCCTGCTACAGCGTGTGCATTGTTTTCTATTGGAGAACCATCTGCACCATCTTTCATTGGATTTTTGACTAATCCTAACTCATCTTGCTTTCTATGAACCATCTCATGTGCAAGTGTTCTTAATATATCTGCAGTTAATCTGCCTTCCGTTGCAACATATATTTCTTTTGATATTGGATCAAATCCACCTAAACTGGTTTTTACTTCCGCGAATTCTCTACCACCAATTAAACTAATTTTTGGAGTTTCTTTTAATTTTAATCTTTTTGTTGCAAATTCTACAAAATGTTGAATAGATTGTTGTTTTGTTTCTGAAAGGTTTTCTCTTAACAAATCTGCAGCATCTTGCTTTGGTTTGTTCTTTTTATAATCTTGTATTGATTTTAATAATTGTTCATCGGATAGTTGATATGTTTCCATTTTTTCAACAACCTTTCTCATAAAGTTTACAATAAATTTATTGTTATCATCAATTTCCTCATTAATCATTTCCAAAATACCACCCGTAGCCGTTGATAGTGCTGCTCCACCACCTGCGGCTGAAAACGCACCTAACCCTAATGTTTCCAATGTAGCATGTTTGGCTATATCTTTACCCAAATGTGCAGCAAAACCGCCTACACCATGCGTAAATGCTCCTACTGCACCACTTCCCGCCGCACTCAATGCTCCCGCTGCACCCTTTCCTGCCATCACCGCTTTAACACCAGCAACACCTGCACCACCCAATGCCATTGAACCCAATAACAATGCGGAATCCAATGCAAAGTGTTTTATATGTTTTATTTGTTCTTTTCTTTTATCATCACTATATTCCCACTTTCCTGTTTCTTTATTTTTGGTAGAACCAATTTTTTGCCCACTTGCCAATGCTTTCACTGCATCAACGGTTCCGCCAACCATCTCTGCTTTGTGTTCTGCCCAATGTTTTAATCCCTTACCAAATTTTTGAATGCCTGATTTGATATTTCCCATAATCCCTTTTCTTTCAGCAGATTGTGGGTTATTTACTTTATCAATTGTTTGATTATCTTCTTTTGATAATTCTTTTCTTGCAGTATCTAATGTCTGTTTTACTTTTTCTGCATTTTTATCTTTTGGGCCGGTTTCTGCTGCGGATTTATAATCATTACCACTTAATTTTCCAGGAGGTGGTGGTCCTTCTTCACCAGCTGCAGATGCTCCCATATCGGTTTTACCTTGTTGTGTTTGTCCCTTTTTAACAGGTTGACCTGGCATTGCCAAATCAGGCTTGCCGTCACTTTTTTTCACAACGGTACCTGGTTTCATTCCAGGAATTGTTACATCCGGTTTCTTTTTAGGTTCATTTGCCGGTGCATCTTTTGGACCTGCTATTTTTGCAGCCTGAATATGTGCAGGATGATCCTTTGGTAATCTTAATGCATCTCTTGCTTTTATTTTTTTCTGTTTTCCTTTGGAATTTACATATGAAATATCTACATCCAATGCTTTATTAGGTCCTGCTTCACCCAAATAGTTTTCAATAAAATCATTGAATATTTCTTCGGCTGCAATTCTACCTATCAACTCATTTATAGGGTCATAAACATATTCATCATCCGTTGTTGCTACTGAACGGATTTCTTTATTTTTGTCTTGAATCTTTTTGACATCTTCTTTAGATGGATAACCTTTTATAAAATTCTCATTAAGTTTTCCTGTTATCATTTTGAATATCTCTTTATCAAATTTAGGATATGCTTTAAGAAAAAACTTTTTAGCTTTTTCTTCATCACCGCTTCCCAAGTTATTTCTAACATCGGTTCCACTTATTGGATTCGATTCAGCAGGTACAGCGTATACATAACCAATTTCATCATAACCATATCCGGCTTTACCCTGATATGGTTTAAAGTATTTACCTTGCAATCTTGTTGCATCTTTTTCTCCAACTGCTGCAATGTATTGTGTAGTTTGTCCATCAAACTTTTTAAGTATTTCTACAGGTTTATATGGATTTTTAATTTGAACAAATCTGTTTGAAGGTACTCCAAACATTGTAGTTGCAATCTTTTTCTTTTCGGAAAAACCAAAAGGTGATTTTTCACCCGATGTATCATTTGATGTTCCTATGTAAACATTACTTTCACCAAACTTTGATACTAATTTTTTATAAGAGGCATAATGTCCTTTGTGAAAGGGTTGAAATCTTCCAGAGTAAACAACTATAGTTTTCTTTACTTGCGGCTTATCTACTTCGTTTATTAAATTCATACATATAAATATCCTAAAAAGTTAGAAATTTTTATAAACAAACGGATCTCTCTTTTTTAATTCTTCTAATTTCTTTTTAAATCTTTTTTTTCTCTGTCTTTCTTCCCATAATTTTACGAAAAAAGATATTACTGGCCACTTTTTCATAGTTTTTAATTTTTATAATATAATTCAGGATATTCCACTAAACAATGTACTCCCCCCTCAGCAATAGCATATTCGTATGATGTATAAATATCTAATGGAGTTTTTAAATCGTGAAATTCTATGTTTTTACACATAGATTTAAATTCTTCAAAATAGTTACCTTTATGTTGGTGACCCGGATCTAATGGTTTATCGGAACCTTTCCCCAATCTGATTATTATGTTTGCCTTTTGTCCGGTCATCAATTCGTATTTATCTATGTGATTTATCAATTGATTTGCTGCACATATAATAAAATCCCATCTTGGGTAAAATGTAATAACCGTTTTTCCGGTCATTGCAATTCCTAAACTCATTCCCATTTGCGTTTCTTCCATAACAGGGAGCTCCACCATTTTTTCTTTTGGTACACCATTTAAAGTTGTACTCATAGGATTTCCGGCATATACTATTTGTTGTCCAATAAATATAGTATCTTCTTTTTGTGCTAAAACCTCCATTACATTTGATAATGCATCTTTATACGGAGTATATTCTGGCTTACTCATTATGGTTTTGAATTTGGGTTAAATAAATGTTTGTTTGATTTGTACCAATTAAGTGCATCTTCCAATCCACTCTTTAAATCATATTTTGGTTTCCATCCCAATTTAAGAAGTTTTTCGTTAGATAATAATCTAGTCGGTATCATTGGTGCTTTATTAGTAACATATTCAATTGGATTATCATTATTATCAACCTCTTTAATGGTATTTAAAACCTCATTAACACTATATCCACTACCATAACACACATTGTATATATCGTAAGTATCTACGTTTTCAGCAACACAAATAAATCCACTAACCATATCATCAACATGAATTACATCTCTGATTTCGGTTCCATCACCCCAAACTGGTATTGGGTTTAATCCATCTGCCACTTTCCGTATATTTGCCGGAGTAACATGGCATTTTTCGTAATCGTATTTATCATTTGGGCCATATGCATTGGAAGGTCTGATGATAACACATTGCATTGGATTGTGAATGTGGTTGGATAAAAAATCACAAAGTGTTTCACCATATCGTTTCATATTACCAACTGCTTTGTATGCAGGATATATGTTTGGAGTTTGTACTTCCATATCTTCCGTACAATATTCACCACCTATATTTGGGTAAACCGTATTTGATGATATACACATAAATTTACCAACACTATTTTTCCAGCATTGTTCCATCAAGTTTACATTCATTTCCACATTTTGTGTAACATGCAATAACGGATTTACTTTTGTATCTAATGCGTTTGTAGTATTTGCTGCGCAATGAAAAACAACATCCACTTCTTTGGATATTATTTCACAAAATTTAGCTTCGGTCAAATCTCCTTTGTAATGTTCAAAATTACCCTTTACTTCTGGAATATCACTAGTTAAATTTCGTTTGTAAGTAACTGCTCTAATATTCGTATATCCCACTTCTATTAATGATTTAAGTAATCTGGATCCTATAAATCCACTTGCACCTGTTACCAATATTTTATCTGTTTTTTTCATAAAATTTATATGTTTTTTTAATTCCTTCTTTTATTCCCATTTTTGGTAATATATCGTATTGCGTTTGTTTGGTTATATCCATTTGCCGTCTTTTATCACCATTTGGTTTTGTTGTATCCCAATTTATAAAAATATCTTTTTCACTCGCTTCTATAACCATTTGTATAATATCTTTGATACTAATTTCTTCACCACACCCAAAATTAATAGTTGTATGAATTTCTTTTTCATACAATTTAATTATAGCATCTGCAACATCGCCAGCATATACAAAATCTCTAATCGGAGAACCATCTCCCCATGCTTCAATGGAATCTATTGCTTCTGATACTTTCTTAATAGTAGATGCTATGACCGTTCCTTTTCCACTAAAATCATCGTATTCACCAAATATGTTTGCAGGTCTAATAATTGACCATTTATCGTATGCAATTTGAACTTTATATGATTCCAATAATAATTCACCCATTCTCTTACTCCATGCAGGAAACCAATCCGACTCCGATGGTAATGTTTGCCAAACGGAATCTTCTATAAACTTTTCAGAAGGAGCATATACTCCAACGGAACTTACAAATATTAACCAAATATTGTTATTTGCACATTGATTAATAATCTCCGTATTAATTTTGAATGATGGATATAAAAAATCAACAGGTTGGTTTTTTGCTCTCATAGGAGAACCCTTTACACCAAATGCGTTAAAAACTACATCTGGGTTTTCATAAAAAAATAAATTTTTAATATTTTCCTCAATCGTTAAATCTAATTGATAGAACGTAAACTTATCGGAATATGGTAAATCCTTTGAATGTCGTATATCGACACCAATAACATCGTATCCTTTATCTAAACATTTTTTTACCAAATGAACACCCACTAAACCACTACATCCTGTTATTAAAACTTTTTTCATAATTAAAATGCTACCCACTTACCACTTCCGTAGTGTGGAAATTTTGATTTATATGTATAATGAATTACATCTGATGGAATATCTCTTTTAACATTCCAAGTTGCTTCCGTTGGAGTATATGTTGATATTCCATTATCCTCTACAACAAAATATAATGGAAGGTCAAAGTTTCTGGCGTATTTATGGACCTCATAAAAAATTCCACTTTCAAAACTCATATCTCCTACGAATACCCAAACTTTATCATCACCACCGCTTTTTTTAATAGATAAAGCAGTTCCTAAAGCAATGGATAATGTTGCACCAACTATTGCAGATGCGTAAAACTTTTCATCAATATTACACATTGTAATAGATTTTCCTTGCGAAATTAACTCTTTTCCATAATCGGCCGATATACCCTTTAATACCCAATGATAATGCGAACGCCATGTACTAAATACCCAATCCTTTTCTGAAACTCTTTTGAATATTTCAATCAATTGTTTTTCATTACCATTCGATAAATGTACAGGTCCTGTTATTTTACCGGCTTCCCATATATCAACAATTTCTTGCTCAAATGCAATAAGTTTTTCTTCAGTCCAATCTATATTTCTTACTATTGGATATTGTTCTAAATTTTTTATCATCTGTCTCTTTTTTGTAATATCGGTGAATCGGTCGGCCATTCGATTTGAAATTCAGGATTATTCCATTTAACTACACCTTGTGCATTTTCTTCAACAAAATCTCCTTCATAAAATAGATTATAATGAAATACACAATCTGTTAATGCAAAATGCCCGTTTGCAAACCCAGGCGGAACTAAAACTTGATCTCTTGATTTTTCCGTAAGTAAATATGAATTCCAACTACCATACGTTGGTGAATCTTTTCTAACATCTAACACTACTAAAAATATATCACCTACCAATGCTTGGACTAATTTCCATGTTTTATTATCCCAATGCAATCCTCTCAATACACCTTTATATGATTTTGAAAATCTGCCGTGCACCTTTAAATCACCATGCATAAAATTATGAACAGGATGTTCTTCTGAATGGTATGTTGTCCAAATTTCTCCTCTA